CACCATTTAACATTAGGTTCCCGACTAAAAAGGAATTATTTTTGGAGGTGCCAGAAATGTCTTCTTGGTTAGAAGAAGATTGGGAAAGGTTGGCTAAAGACCCCGAGTACACATTTCTGTTTACCAGCTCTTTAAAAGAGGAAGTTAGACCACAAGAAAAGATCGATGAAAATAAAATCAGAACCTTTCTTGCTGGCGCAGTCGATGGTACAGTACATGGAAATCGATTGTTCGCAGATATGAATGAGAAAATGAATGCCTCTCATCTAAAAAGTTCCTCAGGTGTTGGAATGTCCCCTTACAAAGGTAACTGGGACCGACTATACAGGAAACTTAATATTTTTAGAAAAGGTTACGCTTTAGACGAATCGGAATATGACTCATCTCTCAGAGCCTACTTGATGTGGGGTTGTGCGCTCCTTCGTTGGAAGATGTTGCGCCCTGAAGATCAAACTCAGGAAAACATGCAGAGACTAAAGACTTATTATAGAAATTTAGTAAATTCACTAGTTGTTACAGCCGAAGGGGTTTTAGTATTTAAATTAACAGGGAATCCGTCAGGATCCGTTAATACTATTAATGATAACACACTTATATTATACACACTCCTCGCTTATGCCTGGATTAGATTGTGCGGTGAAAATCCGAATTATAGTGAATTTGAAAACAATACCTCCAAAGTTTTAGTTGGAGATGATAATACCTGGACTGTATCTGATTGGGCACACGATTTCTTTAATGGAAGAAACGTGATTAATGAGTGGACTCAAATAGGAGTAACCACCACCACAGATTCTCTCGACCCGAGACCAGCATGTGAACTTGATTTCTTGTCAGCTCACACTATTTTCTATATGGATCAAGCCGTTCCAGTTTATGACCGTACAAAGCTAATGACATCATTGTTATATGCTCCTACAGTACATCATACTCCTGCAGTTACTTTGACACGTACTGCTGCGCTCCTAACTGTTGGTTGGACAGACACTCAGTTTAGGAAATTTGCTAGAGAACTAATTGAATGGTTACTCTATAAATATGATAATGTCTGCGCGGAAGACGCAGAATGGATACAAGCTAAATCAGGCATTTTATCAGATGCACGCTTGTCACAACTCTTCTTAGGAAGAACAGTTATGTATGCCCAAAGCATACAATATTCAGAAGTACAAGAAAGATCAAAACCGCTGAATAAAACAAGTATGTCACAAATGATACTTGTTAAGAAAAGCCAACCTAAACGTGGGGGAGGCGCGAAAGCTACACGTAAGACTAGAGCTCGAAGAGCTCAAGCACAACAAGTCAAAGTTGTGCTACCAAAGACTCAAGTCTTTGGAAATCGTCCTCGGCGCAGGAATGGTACCCGACAAGGTCGGAGAAATGGGGGAGGACGCGATTACACTGGACAAGGTGGATCGAGAGGAAAGAGAGGAGGACTCTCTAGAACCCACATCTTAGAAGAAGATGAATATATCGGTGAAGTAACAGTAGCCGGTCAACCAAATTTCAATGTTGAAGTTTACCCAGTAAACATTGGACAAGCTAAAACGTTTCCTTGGGGTTCCATAATTGCAAAGAATTATGAGAAATACCAATTTGATTACTTAGAGTTTTATTATAAGAAAGAAGTGTCACAATTTGCAACAGATGGACAAGTTGGAAAAGTAATCATGTCGTTTGATAGTGATGCCTCAGATGGAGCCCCAACGACAAAGCAAGCAATGGAAGATCAAGAACCACATTGTGATTGCATGCCTTCGGAAAACATGAGATTAAGAATTCCACCGAAGATGATGAAAGGAAACATGGTAGATGCGCACTACATCCGCCCAGCTGGAGTTCCCGGATCAGCTGATATTAAGACCTATGATGTTGGAAATTTTCAAATAGCAACACAAGGCATACTTCATAATGTAGCAATTGGAGAACTACATGTGAGATATAAATGCAGATTGTCAATTCCAATTTTGGGATCAACGGCACTTAGTGCACCAACTAACAATTCAGTAGCAAGTTTTGTTAGTTCAGCTTCTGAAGCTTTAACTTCTGGAGCCGATCGCATTACCCTCTTAGCAAATTCTTTAACAAATGGAATAGGAGCAGTCAACACAAATGGAAGCATTGTTCTGCCAGTGGGTAATTATTTAGTAGATGCCAATTTTCAAGAAACAGTAACTACAAACATGACATCAATGACTGTTTATCTAAGAAAGAATGGTGTTGTTATTCAAACCAATACTTTTGTCATTGGAGCTGCTGCTGTTTGCACTGCGAACACGCT